TTCTAGCTATCTAGAAATTGGAGAGTTTAGTAAGGCAGAAGAATGTGCAGAACAACTGTTACTGCTTAATTCTAAGAAACCTCAAAACTATTTAACTTATGCACTAGTACTAAGTAAAAAATATAAAGGTAATATAAGTAAACAACTTAAAGCAACTGATAACTTTTCTAAAGCATATAATTTACTAAAAGCTGAATTTAACAGTTCAGAAGATCATATACGAATGTTAGTAGATATATTGACTGGATGGGGTGCTAGTCTGTTATCTACTCATAACTATTCAGAGGCGGTGTCACTACTAGTAGCTGCTGAAGAGTTTGATCCTGGTGATCCATTAATTAATAAAAACTTAGCTTCTGCTTATTCTAGCTTACTAAAAATTGATGAAGCAATAGTTGCAGCACAAAAAGCTCAAAAATCAGAAGACTATGAAGTAGTAATGGACTCGCTATATCAAGAAGGTATGTTACAACTTTTAAAAGGTAATTTTCAAAAAGGTTGGAGACTTTGTGAGTTTAGATTAAATACTAAACAGTTTCAAGGACTAAAAAACTACAATATACCAAATTGGAATGGAGAACCTTTACCTGAAGGTAAAAAACTATTAGTGTATCAAGAACAAGGACTAGGTGACTTGTTGCAGTTCTCAAGATATTTACCATTAGTGCATTCTAGAGTGTCTAATATTGATATAGAAATTATTGCTAATCAATATGAAAAATGGGAAGACGCTAATTCAGAGCCAAGATCTTTTAGAGAGTTTTTACATAATAACTATAAAGACTGCGTATCCGATTCGTATGTTCGAGGCTGGCATAAGAATGATTATTCTAAGTATGATTATAAAGTATCTTTTATGAGTTTACCTAGAATTTTTAAAACTAGTATTGATACTATTCCTGCCATACCTAACTTTAAAGAACATAAGATTAGCAATGATATGTTATTAGTACCTACTTATGATATTGGTATATTATGGCAAGGATCTAAGGCACACCATAACGATATAAATAGATCTGTGCCTGTGAAGCTAATAGAAGATTTTATTACTAAGCATAGTAACTTAAAGTTTTTAAATTTACAGCTAGATAACGATGAAAGCATAACTAAGTTACCAAACGTAGGGTATCACAGCGATAAACTAAATTATTTGGACGACACTCTGTTACTACTAAAAAGATGTAAGATAATAGTAACTGTAGATTCTATGATAGCTCATTTAGCAGGAAGCGCTAACATTAAAACATTTGTGCTTCATGCCTTCTCCCCTGATTGGAGATGGTTATTAGATAGAAAAGATAGTCCTTGGTATCCTTCTATTACTAATATTAGACAAAAACAATTAAGAGATTGGAACTCAGTATTTGAGCAATTAGATCAGGAAATTAAAACAGTATTTAATAGTGACTTTAATATTGACTAATGCTATTTAAAATTATATTATGGTAGTACAATACAATTGGTGTGAGATAAACTCTATAACAACAGTACCAGAATCACAGCTTATTCTGATGTTCGCCCTATGTATAGGGACAAAAAAACAATTATCTGGTAGTTTAGAGTTATTACGCAAAAAGCTAATACTAACTAAAATGCCAAGTACTTTAGTAAACTATGGATACCTAGGTATTTATAGAACTGGAGTATTCTCTCACTACAAAACAATTGAACCACAAAGCTATATACGTGATTGTTCTTTTTTACACATGAGATTTACAGCTAAAGAAAAAAGCGATTATTTATATATTTTAAGTCAGAGATCTATAGTAAATAAAAACAACTGGATACCTGAACACTACGTAGAACCACAATACCACACAAACCCTTTGATAAGAAAAATCAAAGATAAAATCACATTTCCACTGGAGAACTAAATATGGGAAGAGACTGGACACAACTTAAAAAACCACAAGCACAATCTAACAACTCACGCGATATTGAAAGAATTCGTATTGATGGAGCTGAAACAAGAGTACGATTCGTCGGACCTGTTATGCCTCGTTATGTTTATTGGGTAGTAACAAATGAAGGTAAAAAATATCCTCTTGAATGCTTGAGCTTCGATAGAGAGACTGAGCAATTTAATTCTAGCAGAGATCCTATTAAAGAATTGCCTGATTATATCTACTCAGAAAAACCTCAATTTGCTTATATCTGTAACGTAATCGACAGAAAAGATGGCAAGCCTAAGCTATTGGATCTTAAAACTACTATCTATAAGCAATTGGTAGACTATGCTACAAACCCTGACTATGGTAGCCCTGCTGATCCTGATAATGGCTATGACATTACAATTAAACGTGAAAAAACTGGGCCTCAACCACAAAACGTAAAATATACAGTTATGCCTAGTCGCAATACCATACCCTTGACTAAAGATGAAAAAGATATGGAACTGTTTAGCCTTGATACTATTTTCAAGCGCCAAACTTACGAAGAACAAAAAGAATGGCTACTAAAGAACACTACGTATTTCACAGAAGAAGTTGCGGGCGATCTTAATAGCACTGAGGGAATGGAAGATCTATGAGTAAGAAATCCTTAAAAGATTTAGCAGCAAATTCGGGGCTTGAAAGAGCCCCGACTACTCCTGCTACCCCATCAGATACTAATCAGCTACCTGCTGGATTTAGTTCTATTGATGGCGATAAAGTAACTATTGATATGAATTTTTTAAGGAAAATGAATATCTTTTTTGCAACTCCGTGCTATGGTGGAGCCGTAACTGACCAATACTTTTTAAGTATGTTTAGAATGTCTCAAGTTCTTATGCAGCACGGAATTCGTTTTAGAATTACAACACTAAGAAACGAGAGTCTAGTAACTCGTGCTAGAAATATTCTAACAGCTATGTTCTTAGAAGATAACAGCTGCACACATCTAATGTTTATTGATGCAGATATTGAATTTGATCCTGATGCAGTTATTAGAATGCTTGCTATGGATAAAGATATTATTGCAGGAGCATACCCTAAGAAAACAATAAACTGGGGTCAAGTTCAAAATGCAGTACAATCAGGAAAGACTGACCAGATAGCTACTTATGGCGCTGACTATGCTATCAATCTAAAAGCTGATCCTGAAACCAGACGAGTAAGAACTCATATGGGTGCCGTAGAAGTTCTTGATGCTTCTACAGGTTTCTTTATTGTAAAGCGTGAAGTTATTGAACGCATGGTAAAAGAGTATCCAGATCTTCACTATAAAAACGACTCATCTATTGATCCTAAGTTTAACCCGCATTGCTACGCATTCTGGGATACTGAAATTGACCCGAGTGACAGACGCTACCTATCAGAAGACTATGCGTTCTGCCGTAGATGGCAACGTATGGGCGGAGAGATTTGGGTAGATCCAAATACTAAACTGAATCACGTAGGTAGTTATACATTCGAAGGTAATCTAGCAAACATATTGCAAAGGGCATAATGAAAATACTACATGTAGCAGACATTCATATAAATCTTCATAAAAAGAAGATTCCTTATGAGTGGCAATTAAATAGATTCAATGCACTATTTCAAAAACTGTTAGAACTAGAACAAGACTGTGATGTTGTTGTTCTAGCTGGTGATATATTTGATAAAAAACCAGAGACAGATGAAATCTGTGTATTCTTAAGCTATGCTAATTCTGTTACAAAGCCTACTTTAGCGATACCGGGTAATCATGAAGCATCTACAAAAGGTAATACATTTTTAGAACACTTTGAAACTGAAAATGCTATTAACAATAAGAACTTCATGCTACACACAAAAAATGCTAGAACTGTAATTAATGGCCAAGGCTTTCAGCTATTTCCTTATGGGGAAATGCAGGTAGGTAATATTCCTACATATGTAGAAGGCGACATACTTATAACTCATATTCGCGGAGAGGTTCCTCCACACATCACTGCAGAATTTGATTTTGATAAGTTAAAGCCTTGGCCGCTAACACTGTTAGGTGATTTGCACTTTAATCATAAATATAAAGACTATAACGTATACTATTCTGGAAGCCCTGTTAATACAACATTTGATAGAGATTCCAGTAGAGAATATGGTGTAAACATTATAAACTATATAGATGATAAAAACTATTCTATTGAATTTGTAGATTTAGAACTACCTAAGCTTATTAGAAAGACAGTAGATGTTTCAACTGAGTTAGTAGCAGATAAGTTTCATCACGTTGTTTATGAAGTTACTGGCACAATAGACAATCTAAGTAAAATTAAAAATCATGAACTGCTCGATAAAAAGATTGCAGATAAACCTTCAGAAAACTCTGTATTAGACTTAACTGATAAATCGCTACTAGAAGAGCTTAGTTTATATTTAGATTTTATAAAAGTAGACAACAAGAATAGCGTACTAGACCTATTCTCTAAATTAGGTATAAAATAATGGGCGTAGTATTAAAGACACTAGAATTTAGTAATATGTTTAGTTACGGTCCTAATAATAAGCTAATACTAAATCAAAATAAAATAACACAATTAGCTGCTCCTAACGGCAGCGGTAAAAGTTCTCTAGCACTTATAATTCAAGAACTGCTATATAATAAGAATGTAAAAGGTTTAAAAAAGTCAGACATATTAAATAAATACAATAATGCAAAGACATGGGAAGCCAAACTTGTATTTAGTATTGATAGCGATGAATATGAATTAACCTCTAAAAGACAGGGCGCATCTACTAAAGTATCTATTATAAAAAATGGAGAAGATGTTAGTGAGCATAAAGTACTAGACACATATAAAGAACTGTCTAATTCTATTGGCAGAGATTTTGAGACGTTTAGTCAGCTTACATATCAAAGCAGTACAGATTTATTAGAGTTTCTAAAAGCTACGGATACTAATAGAAAGAAGTTTTTGGTTAATTTGTTTAATCTATCTAAATACTTAGATATTGGCGATAATCTAAAAACTCTAAATAGCGCTAAGGAAAAAGAACTAGCAGGAAAGAATGGCGAGCTAAAAACGGTTCAGCAGTTTCTATCTCAGAATCAATTGCCTGAAAGAGCTGATTTAATTGATGTTCCTAGCTTAGACGAATCTCTACCTACAGAAATAGAACGTTTACAATCTGAAATACACGAGCAAAAGTCTATATGCGCTAAAATAGATAAAAATAATTTATATATTCAAGAGCAGCAAGGCATAAAGTTTGATGTTGGTTTGGATTACACAGAACTAGATCCAGAAATTAATAAAGTATTAGAAGAAGAGAAAAGCTTAGTATATAAAGAAGAACTTAATAGAGCTAAAGCTGCAAAAGATATGAAAGCTCTAGATACTTCTGACCACTGCTATGCCTGCAAGCAAGCAATAGATAATTCTAAAGCTACTCAACTAAGTGAAGCTCTAGCATTAGAAATAGCTGAGTTAGACGCATCTATGGCTAATAGAAATAAAATAATTGAAAACTTAAATGCTAAAGTATCTAAGAATAAAGCAGAGAAAAAAGCTTATGACGACAACCAAAAGGCTATAGATAGATTCACCCAGCTATCTCAGTTGATTGACGTTAGCATAGCTAAAGAATATCCTGACTTTAATAATATTTCTAATAAGTTAAAAGAACTAAAAAATAGATATGAATCTCAAAAGAAAGCTAGGGACGAAGCTGTAACTTACAACGATAGTGTAAAAATCCGAAATGCTAAGATAGATGCCCTAAAAGAGCAAATCAGAGATTTTAAAGCTAGACAAGAGCTAATAAAAAATGATATAGTTATTATTCAAGAAGAGATAAGTAACTTAACTATATTAAGAAAA